AATAGGAATCATCGCTACAAAGTCTTTTACATCAGCACCTTTAAAGCCCGGAAGGCTCTGTAATGCTCCAGATAGTTGTCCAATGCCACGAATAACATCAGCTGTATAAATAGCAAGATCTTGCATATTTTTTACTAGGTTATCTACTGATTGATCATCGCCTAAAGATTTAACAGCATCAAGCAATCCAACGCCGATAATTTCTTGTGCTTTTCTTGCGCCTTCAGTTAATACCTGAAATTGACCAGTCGGTGTGTTTCTAAGATTTTTGTTGAAGTCTTTGTAAGTAGAATCTAATACCTTTACAAGTGCTGCTGCTCGTTCTGACTCTGTGCCTGATTTGATTGTTTTCTTTGTAGCTTCATCAAGGACAAAGCCAACCTTAGTAAGCGAAGCAAAATTACCGTTAAGGGCTTGGGCTAAGCCGTTAGTCATTGACTTAAACTCTGAAGCCGATGCAGTCGCACCTTTTTCGGCAGTTACATAATCAAGAATCGCTGGAGTAAGAGTTTTGATTGTATCAATTTGAAGATTAAATGTTGCTAGTTGCGATTGGGTCTGAGTAATGTTGCCGCCCGTTACTACGCCAATTCTTTCTAATGCAGCTGCTTGCTCATTTAAGGCTTGAATCTGAGCATCAGTTGCACTAACAGTTGTTTTTACAAGGTTAGCCAATCGTTCTTGCTGGGATTGCGCTTCAAGTGCTGCTTTGATTGATGCCTTGGCAAAACTTAAAACAGCGGCAGTTGAAAAAGCAACGCCAAAGGTTCTTGCTAAACTTTTAACACTTTTACCTAATTTGTCTGTTGCTGTTTCTGCTTGCTTAAACCCTTTATTGCCTGTGAACTCGGTAGCAATATCAATAATGATGTTAGCCATGATTAACCTTTCACACTAGCGCGAGCATTAAGTGCATCGCCTGCTTTCTTGATCGCGGCTAATACTGCAACCTGAGCCTTGCCATTGTTTTCTTCATAGGCGCGATATAAAACGCGACCTTCCTGTTTGCCCTTGCCCTTCATAACCTGCCCAAACTTAGCATTTTGATTTTTAACCAATGGGCTATTTGGAGTTTTACGCCCCATAGTTTCATAGATTGCACCAGCTGCGGTTTTGTTCAATAGGCTAGCCAAGGCACTAAAGCCTCGACTGTTAGGCTTTGATGGTGTGGTCTTATATCCAATGCCGCGTTTTGCAATTGATGCGTCGTAAGTAGGAAAGCGAGCCTCGCTTACCTGGCGGGGCAACCATCCGCTAAGTACCTGACTGTTATCTGGTAAGTATCCGCGAGCAGCCTTAGTGATTGGCTTTAGTGCTGCGGCAATTTCTTTAGGTAAAGCCTTAGCAAGGTCTGGAGTGTAAGTGCGTAATGCTTTTCGAAGATTAACGCCGCCCTTGACGGTTGCTGGCATCTTTAGACTCCTTCGCTTCATCTTTAAGACCCTGGACTAATGCATCTAGCATGACCTTGTCTAAACTTAATAAGTGCTGTGGCGCGATCCCCAACCTAATGCTTAGCCTAGCAATTAGGTAGGTGAACGGTAGATCGCGCTTTAAGCTAAAGGGTCTGAGTCTAATACCTCAACACTTTTTAGTGTTTCGATAAACTCAAGTCCAAAAGGTTTAACAGTTTCACCTGATCTGCGTGTTACTTCCCAAGCAAGCCAATAAACATCCGATTGCTTTTCTTCATCTCTGAAGGCTTTGTGGAAACCCTTTTTAGCGTACTGCTCAAATGAGTACTCCACTGCTGGAGTTATCTCGCCTTCTAGTACGCTTCCATCTTGTCGAACAATCTTTAGCCTTGCCATTTGTTTGCCCCTTTGTTAGTTGATTAGAACGGTACTGATTCAGAAGGTACGATCTTTGAGTTACATGTAAATGTAATGTCGATCATGCCTTCATCGCCTACTGCGCCATTGATATCAGTTACGTTATCTACAAGAACGGTAGTTGCGTAACTCTTGTTTGCTGCTGAAACTGCTGTGCCTTTTTCTTGGATTATTGATACTGCAACAGTTGTCCCAAAGGCATCTTGCAATGTTTGAAGGACTGAAGATGTTGCTGTGTCATTCAAGAATGAAACTGTGATTGTTGATGCTTCTAATCCAGTTACGAACTTGTGAGCGGTATCGCCCATCGCTGTAACTTCCAACTGATCTGCCTGACGATTGATTGTAATCGCTGTGACATGGTCCGATAGATCGACAGAAGCGATCTTGAACCCTACTTTATTGTTTAAGAAAATTGCCACGATTATTCCTCGTCTTTCTTGGCTAGTGGTGGTTTAGGTGCTGCTGGTGCTTCTGTGATCTGACCTATCTTCTTTAAGAAGGCCACATCTTCTGGTGTTAGGTCAGACATATTAACTCCAACTCGTTAGGATATTGATTGACATCTCGCAGCTGAGTAGGTCACCCGAGGCAGCATTGAGAACGCTAGGTGCGCTTATTGCGCTTATGTTGTAAGTCAAAGATGAGGCCGCCAGTTTAGTAAACACGCCAACGACAGTATCTTCGATCCCGTTTAAGTTTCCTTCATTGTCAAATAAAGGCACAGTCATTACAATTTTAAAGTTAGCTTTTGGGCTAATAGTTATATGTTGATTATTGCTAGGCGTTAGGTAAGGATCGTCAGGCGATACAATTACTGAGTTAGCCAAAACTGTTGCAGGTGGAAAAGCAAAGGTCTGCCATTTACTGTTATCTATTAGGGCGGTTGCAAGTGTTGTTCTAAGTAATGTAATTGGTGTGGTCATTAGCCGACCATCGATCCAGGGCTTAGTGCGTGCGCGATCAATCCTCGCACCTTAGCGAGAAGCTGTGCGCTCATTCGGTAAGGGCTTGGCTGGAAATCTACAAGGTTACTGCCTGAAAGGGTGGCAGTACGCGCTTGCCAGATTTCAACAGATATCATAAGAGAAGCATTCTGAATTGCTGCGTCCGTTGAATAATCGGTTGATCCTACCGAGATTGTGCCTAAAGGTTGGATTGCGTGAATGCTTTGATCTGCACCAGTTGCATCGTATGAAATGTAATCTGCGCCTAGACCAGTAATTACCTTACTGCCATCATAGGGTGAGCCGTTGCCTGTGACTGCGACAGTCTGGCCGACATAGTAAACGCCGCTAATACTCAAAGGAAAATAAAGTGTGGCTACATTGTTTGCAATACTTTGGTGTGAGTTAAATAATTGATTCTGCCATAACATCGGCAATAGGACTGCATCGGATGCATCGCATACATCTTGAAGGGTCGCATCTGGATACAAGGTACCGACACCGAGAGTGCTACGGAGTTCAGCTACTGTTGTGAGCGACATGCCTTTTCCTTTCTAAAGACTCGCTGGGTAAGAGGGCTACTTACCCAGCGAGCGACTTAGGGTTTTGCTTATGCTGCGTTAAACTTGAATGCGCCTGCTGCTGCCTTGGTTGCGATTGCACCATAGCCGTAGTAGCCAACTTCAACCTTGCCAGTACCAACCTTGTCAGCGCGTAGCTGAAGTGATGGTGACTCGTACCATGTGTATGAGTCGCGGTTTACAACCACGATTGATCCGTCTGCTACACCTGTTAGTGAGTAATCAACATATAGGTCAAGACCTAGAAGTGATCCGCGTAGTGATTGCGATACTGATCCTGCTGCGTTTTGTGGCTGTGATGCCATGAATAGTGGACGGTTTGAACTATCAACCATTCCCATGATGTTGCTCCATTGTGTAGGTGAAACAATTACACCTGTTGCAAAGCGAAGTGTGTTTGAGTAGATAGAATCAGAAGCGCGAGCAACAAAGCCAGCCATTTCTGCGCCATCCCAAGGTAGTGTGATTGCTGTTGCATCTGCTGATGCGCCTGTCTGCAATGCTGTGCGTACTGCAACATTTGTAGCCTTGGCGTATGCCTGAGCCATAAGCGACTGCAATTCAGAGAAGAATGCAGTCGAAGTTCTGTCAAGAACCTCTACATCGAATAATTGCATCCCTGCGAATTTCTGAACTGTTACATCTAAGTATTCAATAGTTGTTTCTGTATCTGAGAACGCGCCACCTTCTGCTGCTACTGCAACCGTTGGGACTGCTGTTACGCGAGGGATCTGAAATATAAATCCTGCGTCAGGTAGTGTTCCTGCTGAGATTGCATCGATTGATGGACGGCCTGCTGTTGAGAGATTGTTAATGATCTCTGTTAGCTGACGAGTAGGCACTAAGCCTGCTACATCTGTTGTTGTTACATCTGATGCTGCAAGTAGGTATTGACGAGCTGACTCATCACCTAGTTGAGCGCGTACTGAGTTCTCCAAGAATGAAGCCTCTGAAAGGTTCAGGCGTGGACGGACATTTGTTACTGTTTGAACAGTTGGGCGAGCAGCTTCAACTGCGGCAGCCTCAACTGGTGTTGCTTCGACTGCTGGAGTGGTTGTATCCACGGTGGCTGTCTCGCTTTCTGTTGGTTGGATTGTTTCTTCTACAACTGATTCTTCAGCTGCAATATCAGTAACCTGAGCGGACTTAAATGCTGGCTCTGTCACTAAACTTACTTCTTTAAGGATTGCAGCGGATACATAAGTCACGCCGTCCTTGATCTTTGACTTAATGATTTCTGCGCCGATTGACAGACCAGATTGCAAGCCTTCTTCAGCCAGGATTAAAGCCTCTGTACCTCGTGCGGATCGACTGATAGAAAATACAGCATCGATAGAATCTGCTGACTCGCTAAAGGCTACTGCGCGACCAATAGGCTTCTTAGAATCGTGCTGATTTAATAATTTAATGCTCTTAGGATCTTCGATGTTGATCGACCCAGACTCAAAGATAACTTTGCCCATATTAGTAAATCCTGCCTCAACATTAAGAGGCACAATCTTTCCTGAGATGGTGCGGCTTTGTGAGTCGGCTGTCAAATCAGCTGAGAAGGTAATTACTTGGTTCATACTAAACCTGCGCTTCCGTTAGGAGTTATGTCAGTCATTGACATGGCTTGCTCTACTGTGATGAGTTGTAGCTGTAGCAACTTCTCAATGACTGCCAATTCTTGTAGTGGTTCCGTGCGTAAAAAATTCTTATCAACATCGAACTTGACATAGTTACCGCGAGCCGTAATGTCATCCATAGATAAGCGATCCTCAATGGCTGTAATAAATGGCTGCAAAGTAAGTGCGACAAACTGCTTGCGAGAGTCTAAGATGTTTGAGTAAGTCATGGAGTTATTGCGATCGGCTGAAAGGTAGAAGGCATCGACATTACATAGTCGGGAAATCTCTGTAGCCAAGTTCTCGATAGCATCGTTATACATCATGTCTTTAGGTGAAAATGATGCGGCCGTATATTCCAAAGTAGATGTTAAATAAGCAGTAGCGCGATTACGGCGAGCATTAGCCCAAGCCGCCAATAAACCCTGGACTTCTTTAGGATCTAAATCAGCACCAGTATTCTTAATAAATCCTGCAGCCATTGGAGTAGAAGCTGCAACCTTTGCGGCTAGTTGAACATCTATAGCAGCGCGGATAGTTGTAGCACCACGAGTCAAGATACCGTCTGGATCTAATCCTTGAAATGTAACTAACGATCCAAGGCCACTATCTGGAGTGCGAATACCATCTACCATGTAATACTCAACATAGGATGCTTGACGATCTAGTTGCTGGCTTACTCTCAAATTACTTACCCACTCGAAACGAGCAGGTCGCGAATCTTCTTGATAGACCTCTGTTACTCGCCAGTATGCAACGCCCCAAAAGATCATCGAATCAACAGTCGCTGAAATAGTTACTGATCTAGGTTGTGAAATAGATGGTTGCTCCATCCAGCGAGGCTTGCTTAATTCTTCACCAGTTGATGTCCGATACAGCTCTAATGGGATCGCGCCGATAGTGCCTTTAATAAGGGATACGCATCTTGCAACTGAAGGTACTGAGATAGCCTCTGATCGCGAAACTAAGGTGTAAAGGGGCAGCGGCATACCATAGTAAGTGTCTTGCATAACTTGTGGCGTTGCTTGTGCCACGAGAGTTACTTGCTTATCTAGGCCACGCGAAAAGATACCCATAGACATAAATGATAGCATATGTCAAGTATTTTACATACTCCTATCAATGTGTCTAAGTATAAATCATAGGTTTAGGTACTGGCAGCATTAACTTGGACACAACCATTGCCAAGCCAATCGGGGCTGAGATATCGCCCGCTGACTTTCGCTTGATAATACGCCACGCTGAGTCATTAACCTTAGCCGCGCAGTTATTCATCTGCTGGATTAACTCGGCTTGGCCGTTATGAACTACTCGATGATTAACCAAGCCTTCTAGGAGATCGCCGCAGGCTTTGTAGAATTGCTGGCCTGATACATCCTCGACCATAACACCGCTGTTGGAGAGTCGATCAGCGATCGTCTGGGTAGCGTACTTGTCAAAGCAGACTAAGCGAGGCTTGTAAATGTCTGCCCAGCCTTTAATGGATG